TCTCGTATCTGGCTACTAGCTGTATTCTTGGGTCTTTGTCTGGGACTATTAAACTGTCCACACCAGTGTCCCGCTGTTTACGCAGATCATCAGTGCTGCGTATCTGTAGTATGTTGTTCCAGTTTTCATATATGTAACTGTTCAATATCTGCTCTGCAGGTACGACCATGTTTTCTGTCATTTCTTTATTGTGAACCAACACCTTTATTATCCAGCGGTATATCGGTTTGGTGTCGTACTGCAGAAGACCCATTCTGTTGCATATGTGCAGAGCGGTCATGGTGCAAGCAGCACCTGCTGACCAGAATCTATTTTTTGCCGACAGGTCTGCGTCCATATCGATCTTCTTCTGAACTTCAATAAGAAACTCTTTAATCTCATCTAAGTTCTGCATAACGTAGCGAACAAACAATTCACCGGCAAACCCGTAGTTCTTTTTTATCTCGTGGGAGAAGGCATCTGTTTCAGATTTAGACTGACTACCTGAGAACATCTGCTGTACTTTTACCTCCAGTATTCTCTGTGCCTCTGCCTCTGGTGCCTCTTTAGCACCGCGCACAATCTCTACAAGACTAGCGTTACCGCTAGATACCGCTATAAAGTTCCACGATAGTCCGGTCACACGTTCTGCGTTAGCACTGCCCACCATACGCCTACGCTGCTTACCACTAACTATTTGGTATGCAAGATCGCTAATGGCATCTGGATCTTTTTGCATCTGTGTAAGCTCATCCATGTACATAGGTAGGTTGTGGTACACCTCGCCTCTGTGCATTTTTATGCTATGAGTGTCCTTCTCATACAAAAGAAGTTCCTCTGGATCGCCCCATACTGACAGTCCAGCCTCCATAACAGTGGTCTTACCAAACCCTGTGCCCCCACTGTGCAGGTGCATCATTGAGCAATGTATGGGTAACATCTCCATTAGAACGGAGCCAAAGCTAGTGCCGACAACGTATTGGTGTAACTCAAAGCCCTTTCTATTGTAGAAATTAATCATCTCTTTCCAATCTTCTAAAGAGCCTTTTGGCACCATGTGAGGAAAAAGAGCCGCTGTTGTACCAGATGCGGGATTAAACTCGGTGTGGTCAGCGAAGATCTCTCTGTCGCCTAACACAAAAGATTTCATATCTTTGCTAGTCCATCCAAATTGCCTATGGGCTTCATCAGCTACAGTTGTGGTCTGCAATTCATTTATCCACGTAGCTGTATAGCGCATAAGTTCGTCCGGTTTGTCTACTACTATGCCGTGCATACTAACAGCTTTGCGGAGTTCTTCACGAGAGGTTACGGACGTTAACGGCACTGTAAACTCACGTACTCCATCCCTTGGTAAATGCAGTCGTAGGACTATGGATTCACCTGTCTCAGGATCGACAATACGTTTAACAACGTAGAAGTCGTTGTGGTATATAAGTTTTTCGTCAACTGTTCCATCAGGCCCAGATGTACGCACGTACACACCGCCATTAGTACCTCTAAAGTAGGGTTTGGGGTACTGTGGTATGTTGTAAACCTGCAACTGTGAGTTGGGCCGATTCGCCATAGGCGCTTCTACTACGTTGTCTGCTTCTTCTGCTTCTACCACCTCTGTGCCAAGCGATATAGGGGAGCGGACTTTGTGCCAGTTAGGGCAGTGAGGGCATATATCTGGGTTGTACTCATCAAATTTTGTACAGAGATACGGCCCCTTTATTAGGTTTACTTTCTCTACAGTCTTGTCTGGGCTGTAGTCAGGGTGTTTCTTTGATATGTGGTGTATAGCTTTATCTGCATCAGAACAGAACTTGGCTATGGACAGACCTGCTCTCCACATAGGTTCAGAACAAGTATCTTGGTGTAGCGTCAGCAGTTCTATCTGCTTACACCCGCCTTCTTTTACTTTCTCAAGTATGTTCTTAAATTTTGTGTCGTTGTTGCCCATCAACTTCTGCATTAGCGCAGTGTCGGGCTGTAGCTTTAATTTATTTGGTAGTGCCACACTACCTGCACCCAAAAGCTCCGAGAACTTATCGAAGTCAACTAGGGGCGGTACATCTACCCCAAGTTGCAACACCTGTGTAGGTGGGTCTGTTTTGTGGTTGTGTGTGCGTACTACTCTTAAAACTCTAGCAGCATCGCTAGTCACCGCTGGGTCAGCAGCGAACTTATGTTCTGCGCAAAGCTGCTTTAGTCTTTCCGCTACAGGGAACCAATCCTCTAATATCACAGACTCTTCTAAGCACCAGTATGCGTGTATACCGCGCCCAGAACTTATTATTAAAGGTTTAGGTAGATGAAGCTCTTTGTGAAACTTTCTAAGCGCAGTTAATGCTTCAGTTTGATCTACAAAATCTTTCGACGGCCCACAGTCAAGATCTAAGAAAAATGACTGTATGCGACTTACATTATCTACTCTACGAGATCCGCTCCCTTTAAAGGTTGCTAATGCGAAGTATGTATCGTAACCGCTGCCGTCAAACTCACGAGCAGCGTCAATCAGTTCGTTAATAGATTCATAGAACTGTTGAACCCTTTTATCTTGCTTGGGTTTTAAAGCTAAAAGACAGTACCAACCTTCGCTATGCAGCACCCTCTCTAAAAAATCTTTTGTTTGCATCCGCTTTGTCCAAAGTCAGAGACACCACGGCAGGGGGGTCAGAGCCACTGTCCCCCTTTTCGGTACAGCAATGCGAATGTCCTAGCCGTGGCGAAACTATGAGATATTTAGTCGTCCCAATCTTCAAGAACGTCTGCTATATCTTCTGCCTCTTTCTTTGGCGCAGCAGTTTTCTTAGCTACTTTCTTAGGTTCCTCTATCTCTTCTTCTTCAAAGGGATCTTCTTCTACTTTAGGCGATTCTTCAACCACACTAAACGGAGTATCGTCACCAAAGGTGAACCCGTCAGTGGCTTCAAACGGCGATACGTTCTGCCTCTCTGCCAGTTTCAATACTTGCACGCTCTTCAATCGCAGAGACACACCAGCGCCCATCGATCCGCTATAAGGCACCCCTACAATAGCAAGGTTTATCAGACTGCCTGTGGTTAGTTGGAACTCTTCTGGTAGTTCTTTAACCTTAGCATCGTACTGCGTGGGCCTTTGAGTCTTTTGCCCGTTGTAAGAACCCTTCAAAGACGCTTTATAAGAAAATGTTCCGTCCTCTTCTTTCTTAAAAGCGTTCTTGTATGCGGGCCAGTTCTTCTGCTTCTTTGACTCGTAAAGCGTTTTCATAAAAGAGTGCAGCTCTTTCGCGGCATCTTTACTCATCTTAAAATTAACAGAGTACTCGGCACCGTCATCTAAAGAACCACATGGAACACTTCTGTTCTCTGTAGCGCTCCAGTTGTAGGTTCGGTCAAGTTTCGGATACATCGCCTCGACGCTATTCACAACGTAGGCGGCAGATACTTCTTCAGACATATTGTTCTCCTTAAATGTCTATGCAGGTTTAGGTTCGCTAAATACAAATCCATCAGTCTCAGTGAACGGTATGTGCCTTGTCATAGGACGCACGTTCATGGCTATCGCCTCATATACCTCTGGTTTGTTTTGTAGCTCCCCCACTTCTTTTATTTCGGCGTCTTTCAAAACCCGCATGGGTCTAAATCTCAGCCTTGGTATATAACTTTCTTCAAAAATGATTCGGGTTACTACCATCGTTGCGGACGTATCATGCTTTGCTAAATGCTTGGCATAGTTCTGCATGGACATCCACCCACGGTTTGCATCACCAAATAGCGCCGTTGCTGGCAGCTGTAACTGGTAAATGTTTTGTAAGTCTTCTTCAAACACTACAGCTAACCGCTGCGAAAACTTACACGCCCTAGAGTTGCCTTGACCAGAACCTTTTATATTCTGAGTACAATCAAGGCATCTAGGAGCCTGTCTATCAGTGACATCGGGGTCTGGCTGGCGTGTATTAGAAGACCAACATACGGGTGCATTGGTAGAAGATTCACTATAAATCTCTTCGTAGTACATCCGTGCGATTGCGTTAGCATCTACGATGATTACATCAATCGTGTCTGAATCTAAGACAGCCTCGCCGTTTGGAGTTACCTTACGGAACTCACCCCCTCTGGTACTGATTTTTCTCAAAAGTCTTCGTCCACATCAAAGTTTTCTAAGACTTCTTCCATCGCGTCTGCTTCACCAGCCGCTCCTACTTCAATTTCTTTCTGCAGTAGTGCTTCCACGACTGCATCTAGTTTAAATCTGTAGGTTTTACCGATCTTAACGTAGGTGTTTTGCGGGATCTCTTTCTGTCGAACCCAAGCACGAGCGGTGCTAACACTTACATTAAAATGTTTTGCCACATCTTCAATACCAACGAATTCACTCATTTTGTTTTCCTAATCGTGACTTGGAACTCGCTATCTGTATTTAGTCCTTTCGGCACCAATTCTGGATTCTCCTCTAAGAACTGTGAGACAGAAGATTGGTGCAGACGCTTCTCAAGTAGCTCTGGAACTTCATGCTCCAAAACAAACTTGTGCAACGCTCCCCAATCATCTGTCCAGTAACGAGTCCGCACTGTCCTATAGAACGTGCCAGAGTCAGTCTTCACACTTTTAAGATCGTTCTCTTTTAAGTGTTTTAAAAGTTCTTCTTTTACTAGATTCTGCTGCTTCTGCAGCGCATCATCTTCCGTAGAGAAACTTTCTTTGAGTCTGCTACGTTCAGCCTTAATCTTTAGAAAGGTGCTTACACACCGATCCAAGTGTCCTTGTCCTTCCACGCAATCACTCCTAGTGACGATCCACTAAATATAGTGGCAAAACACACGTTAATCAAGTAATTCGTTGTATAAATCTACAATTTTAGTGTGAATGTTAATTCTATTATCTAGTAGTGCGTACATTTT